CGATAGGCTCGGCCACAGGGTCTAGTTCGATCAACGCTGCCGCCCTGTCGGTTCCGCTCAACGCCTCGGCTTCCGGCGTCATCGAACCCGGCATGACGATCCTGATTGACACCGAGCAGATGTACGTCACCGCGTCCACCGGGACTGCCGTCACGGTTTTGCGTGCCATGAATGGCTCGACGGCGGGCACGCACGGCTCAGGCTCGCTCATTTCGGTCTATCAGTACCCCTCGCCGGTCAGACAGGCTGTCCTGATGCACGCAGGGCGGCTTTTCAAGCGCGCTCAGGCTGGGTTTGCCTCGGAGTCAGGCGCGCCCGATGGTCAGGTCACGGTGTTCCGCGGCGGCATGGACGCGGATGTAAGAGCGTTGCTGGACGCGTACAAAAGGCCGGTGCTCTGATGGCTGACGCTGAGTTTGTCATAGACGCCCGGCAGTTTCAGGGCTTGCAGAAACACCTTGATAATCCTGAGTTCATGCGTGGGCCTGCGCGTGCGTTTATTGAACGCGGAGCGCGCACGATTGACGATCAAGTTACACAGCGGACGCCTATCGGTGTCTCCGGGCTGCTGAAGGGTGGTATTGCGACTGAGTTCAGCAACGAGGGTCTGACGGCTCGCGTTGGGACGAACAGACAATATGCTCCGGCGGTGGAATTCGGGTCTCGCCCGCACTGGGCACCGCTTGGCCCCCTGCTGAGATGGGTACAGGTAAAAGGTCTTGGTGGCCGCTTCAGTGTGAAAACTCGTCGCAGGTTGGGGAATAAGTTTGACCGAAGTGCCCAGGATGTGGCGATGGCAAGGGCCATTCAGCGCAAGATTGGACACAAGGGCACGAAGGGCCAGCATATGTTCGGGAAAGGGCTAGCAGCGGCCCGACCCATCATCGAAGCTGACGCGGCTGTAATGCTGGCGGAGATCGAAGGCGAGTTCCGCACATGATCTCGGCCATCAAAGCAGCCATTCAGACGCGCCTCCTCACGCTGGCGACACCCCCACACGTCTATCTGACTCAGCAGGACAGCATCTCGGACTTCCCCGCCGCGGTCATTCAGACGGAGGCCGTTTCGTATCCAATCACAGCGGGAGGAACGGTCGCGGAAGTGACGCTCAGGATCACGTACTTCGCAATCGAGGCGGTCAAGGAGGGCGCGTTCGGGCGATTGGACGCGGTGCTGCACCCGTCCAACACCGACTGCGTGGCCTACGCGCTCGCGGGCGACGGCACGCTCGGAGGCGCAGGGTCTATCCGGGAAGTCAGGGCCGAGAATATCGGGATGCGGCAGTTGCCCGACACGATGGTTGCAGGTGCGGACTTCGTAATAAAGGTGCTCAGGTCGTGAGTACGCTTGCCGACATCTCCGCGGGACTTGCCACGCGGCTCAGGACGATTGCCGGGCTTCGCGTCTACCAGCACGAGCCGGACAACCTGAACGATCTCCCTTGCGCCGTCATCATGCCGGAGAAAATCAACTACATCATGGCAGCCGGAGGGACGGGATTTGAAGGCACGTTCCGCATCGCCCTGTTCACAAACTCCGGGGTGCGCGAAGATGCGTACACCCTGCTTGAATCCTACATAGCTCCGAGCGGGGCGAGTTCCGTCCGGGCCGCGGTGTACGGCGACGGGACGTTGGGCGCGACGGTGGACGCCGTGATAGCGTTTTCAATCGAGGGGGTAAGGTTCGTCAACCCTCTCGCCCGGTGTGACTTCATGCTTCAGTTTGTGAAAGGGGTTGCCTGATGGCTCTTGTCTATGCCGGTGCAGGCAGGCCCGCGATCTACGTTCATGCGGCGAACCTGACCACCGCGGGCCGCGTCATGAACATGGAACTGTCCCGTGACGCCGTGGACGTTTCGGCTTTCTCTGACTCGGCGCACCGGAACCTCACGACGCTCCAGAAGGCCACGGTTAGATATGACGGGCTGTTCAACGACGCGGACGCCATCGGGACGCTGAACTCGCACGGCGCGATCAAGGATTTGCTCGGCGGGACACGGCGGGCCATGACGGTCTGGCCCGCGGGAGACGGCACAGGGACACTGGGCGTCGGCTTCGGCTCGGCCTACGCCAGCAGCTACAAGCCCGTGGGCAGCGTCGGCGGGTTCATTTCGCTCGGGGCGGACATCGCGCCTGACGGGACGTACCACATCCTCACGTCGCTCGGCTCGTCCACGGTGGCAGCGATAGGGTCAGGAGCGACCTTCAACGGGCCGGATGTGGACATGCTCGCATCCTCAACCGGCGGCGGCGTAGTCTATATCCACGTCTTCAATAATTCAGGCACCGGCTCGGTGAACGTGTTCCTGAGTGACGGGACGGCCAGCGGCGCAGTCGCCACTTCCGTGGGTACGATCTACACATTCCCTGCGGGCGTCACCAGTTCATCTACAATCTACGCGATAGGTTCAGGAACGAACGTGCGCCGGTGGAGACGCTACAACGTTTCCCTGACGGCGCAAGGCCCGAACACGGTGAGCGTCCAAGTGGGGCTTTTCACAACCGGATAAACCTAGATTCCAAGACGGGTTGACCGTCCATAATGCCGGAGGGCATAGATGGCAATCCCCGTTTTCGCAAATGCTGGTGTAGAGGTCGTCGTTGTGGATGTCAACGGAACAAATCGCATCCTGACGACTGATTACATCGGCGGCTTCCCCGAACTCTCAAATGACATGGTGGAAGTCACAGCGGCCTCCGACATCGCGCACCGGAACATCGGCGGGCTTCAGGACGCCAATATACGGCTCTCGTTCAACCTGAACGACACCGCCACGACAGGTTCCTGGGCCGTCCTCTCCGGGCTTCTCGGCGGCACATCCTCAGTCCGCAACGTCATCAGCTACCCGGCTGGCACCGCTTCCGGCAAGCCGATCATCACGCTTCCAACGCGGCTTCAAAGCGTGAGCATCAACGGGAACTCCGGCGACAAGGTGACGCTCGACGCGAGCTTTGTCATTGACGGCACGCGGACAGTTGGGACGGTCTAATGGCGGCAGGCATCAGAAGGATCCCCCTTCCGGCCCTGGACTACCAACTGGACGAGGACGGCTGGATAGACGTGCTGTCCCGCGCAAACGGCGAACTCTTGCTGGCCGTCACGATGACGCCTGACGCCGACATGCGGGTAAGGGCGGGGTTGCAGTCGTTCGTTCAGGGGTGGTCGGTCAAGTTCGACGGTGAGGTAATGCCGTTCAGCAAGGAGACAGCCCTGAACCTGCCTCTTGAGGTGTTCGAGATGGTAGCAACGGAGCTTCAAAAGCTCCCTTTGGCACGGAAGGCCGCCGCACCGAAACCGTAGCGGAGGCCGTTTCGTTCTCAAGCCTCAGAAGGCAGGCACTCAGGCCGGAACACTGGACAGCCATCGCGAAGATGCGGGTCTGGAACCTGGCGAAACTGACAGGGCAAAGCCCGGAGAGCGTCGAAGGGTGGGACGCCGACTGGTTCCTCTGGGCGGAGGCCATCGAACAGCACTGGTCAAATGAGCAGCGTAAGCAAATGAGGAAGCGATGACGACGGACGCCCGCAGGCTGGACGTATACCTGTCCCTCAAGGACGGGTTCAGCCAGAACATCGCCAAGTCCGAACGCGGCCTTGACCGTTTCAGGACATCTCTCAGACGCGCCTCGATCACGCTTGGAGCGTTCGGGGCTGCGGGTTCTCTTGCCATACGCTCATGGGTCGCACAGGCCGAGACAACCCGCCAGTCTGTTTTGCAGCTTGCCTTCACCCTCGACACTTTGGGCGAGAACGCGTCTGCGATGGGGCCGCGGCTTGAGGCGATGTTCGCTGGCCTTTCAAAGGAGTCCGGCGCATCCATCAACAGCATCAGAAATACGTTTGTCGCCCTGACGCGTGCCTTTGGAAACGGGGTTGGGGGAGAGGCTTTCGCCGAACGGACTCTTGCCGCGGCGGTTGCACTTGAAAGGCTGACGGGAACAAAGGATGCAGCCAACCTTCTGGCGAAGGCTCTTGCTGGGAATGAGGACGCAATTGAAGAGTTCCGCACGCTCACGAACATTGATCTATCGACCGCCAGTTCGACGGCGGAGCGGTTGGCTATGGCGGTGGCTGGACTCGTGCCCCACCTAGCGGAAGGCAAGGGGTCACTCGATGATATTACCAATTCCGCTGTCAATCTGAAGGACAAGATGGGGGAGTCTTTTGAAAAGCTGGTATCGAAGCCGCTTGCGATGTTAGCCGATGTAATGGATAGGTTTGCAGAAAATGAAGCACTGGTTACGTTTGCTGCGACCTTTACGGCAATGGGAACGGCTTTCGGTCTGCTGGGGGCTTCTCTCGTAGGAATACTGTGGCTGACCTCTTCTCACCCTCTTGTGCTGGCTTTGATAGCAATATCCGTCGCAATCGCGGGTATCGTTGCCGGAGTTGAGGCACTGAATACTTTAGAGGCGGCAAAGGGGGCTGCACGAGCGGGGGCGGCGGGCATGTTCGGCGCGAATCTTCCGGCAAGTCCAAGTGGACCCGAAGGGAGCGACGATAGATTCCTGGTCAATTCAATACTCCAGAAGATCATCGAGAACAAGGGGTCGGTGGATTTCATCTCGGACAGGGACTTAGATACTTGGACGAGCTTGATTACTCGGAATCCCGCCCGCTTCCCAGCCCTCCGTGAACTTCTCGCCCGCATCCGGCGCGCCCGTGTCGCGGGTAACACGAAAGAGGGTGGGATCCCCGGTGATGGGACGGGTGGCCTGCCGCGCTACAACGATCCAATTCCGGGCACTGAGGGATCGCCGGGCTATGTGCCGCCCAACGAAGGGCCGGGTGACTTCCCGCCTCAGTGGGGTGGTGGTGGCGCAACAGACCGCGGCGGTGGTGTGACCGTCACGAACTACAACATCACAAACTACGGCGATCTCGACATGCAGCGTCGTCTCATTCAGCAGATGGACGATGCGGCCCGGCTCGGCGGCCTCACATGACTAAGAGAAAGCGTATCGGCTTGTGGCTAGCGTGCTTCGGACTGCTCCTTCTGGCCGCCACGGTGGGTATATCCGACGGCTACACTCTGTTGATCTGGAGTGAGCTCGGGTGGCAAGACTTAATCAGCCTACTGTTGAGTGGATTCGCCATGTTCGGGTTTGGTTGGGTCGCTGCAAAGCCGGATAAGAGATGACGACCGCCACGTACATCGTTGAGGTCTCATGGACGGGCGGAACCGCGTTCACCGGGACGACTGACAACGTGACAGGCAAAGTCCTACATGCCGAGTGGAACCGTGGGCGGCAGTTCGCTAGCCAGCTTACCGGGAAGGCACCCGCGGGGCAGGCCATCATTCGGCTCAACAATGACGGCGGGACGTTCAGCACGCGGAACGCCAACTCACCGATTGCGGAATTGATGATTCCCGGTAGGGCAGTCCGCATCAGGACTACCGCGCCGCTAGGTACGACTCTCTGGCGCGGCGTCATTGACTCGATTGAAAACAAGGTCTCGCTGCAAAATGACCACGTAGCCATCCTGAAATGCACCGGGCCGCTTGGGTACGTCAACCCTGTGGCTGTCCGCGTCCCGATGGCGGTAGACCAACTCACCGGCGCAGCCATCGGTACGGTGCTGGACAAGGCGTCGTGGCCCGCCGCGGACAGGGCGATAGACACCGGCCAGACCACGATGAAGCGGTTCTGGGTGGAAGCTAAACCGGCTCTTGACGCGCTCCGCAACATTGAAGCGTCCGAGGCCGGGTATTTGGGAGAGAGCAAGGACGGGAAGATCGTCTTCGAAGACCGACAGCACCGCTTGAAAGGTTCCTATCTGGCATCGCAGAGTACCTACTCTGACAACGCGACCGCGGCCATCTCGTTCACGGACATACAGCAGGAAGACCCGATCAAGGTCATTTACAACGACTTCTCAGCCGAAGTCAGACGGTATGTGACAGGGACAGCGACGAGCCTCTGGACATTGCGGGATACAGGCGCGGACTCGCCGCCTATCGCGTACAGCGGGACGTTCAAGGTGGAAGCGCAGTTCCCCTTCGGCAACCCTACCGCGACGATAGGAGCTATCGCCGCCGCATCATGGACGCCGCTTGTGGCAACGACCGATTGGAACGTCTTCTCCGACACCGCAGGCACTGGCACTAACCTGAACGCGAACATCGTCGTGGCGTCGTCAACCTACGGCCAGTCCATGCAGATCACCCTGACCAACACCGGGACTCAATCGGGCTTCGTGACGCTGCTGAACGTCCGCGGGACGGCCTTAATTGAAGACAACCTTTCCCGCATGAGGGCCGGAGACGGGGAAAGCCAATCCCTCTACGGCATCAGGAGCTACGCGAACCCCGGCCAGTTCGTGCCGAGCGTGGCGGAGGCGGAAGACTGGGCGCAGTTCAACCTTGCGATCTACGGCCAGCCGTTGCAGATCGAACGAGTAACGCTGAACGCCAACCGATCATCCGCCGAGATGAATGAAGTCCTGACGCGTGACATCTCAGACCTTGTGACCATCTCCGCAACTGGACGGTCTGACCTGGGTTTCACCGGACTCTTTTTTATTGAGGCCGAGCATCATCAGGTGAACGCGGACAAGACTCATTGGGTGACATTCGATGTCAGCCCCGCGACCGGGTACGGGGGCTTCTGGGTAATCGGCAAGAGTGAACTCGGTGCCAGAACGAAGCCTGCATATTGAGTACGCTCTACGATGCGGCAATGCTCTACGACGCAGACCGGCATTACAACGTCGGGCCGTGGAGTCCCGTGCCGCTTTTCCAAGTCGGCAAGATGGTCACAGGGACGAACCTGAACGACTATGTGAGAGATAATCAGGCGGAACTCTCCCTGCATACGCATTCAGGAGGTTCAGGCTCAGGGACGGCGGCTATTGGGCCATTGACACTGATGACGTTCATAGACGCGGCGGCACCCGCGGCACCCGGAGGGACGCTGACCAGGCTCTACACCACGAC